GTTTGGGCCCGCGTGGTGAGAAGGGTGGTAAACCTGTGGATGGGGTGGCAGGTGCCATGAACCATAGGTTCGATCCCTTCTCTAAGCGTGGACCCGCCTGCGGGTGCCTGTCATAGGTAAGACCTACGTTAGGCCGGCGACAGTGCGTCAGTCCTCAGAGTGAATAGTGTCCATCCGGGACAAAAACTTGGAAAACCGCCCCCTTTCCACCCAATGCACTGACCACAAGCAACGAGATGTCGAACCCCGCCCGTGCCCCCGTCGAATTCACCAGTGCTCAGCTCGCTCTCGGAGAAGGATTGCCCGCGTTCTATTTCAGAGACTTGCAGGCCCTGGTGGAGAAGGGCGAGCGCTTCCTCAATATTGAGGAGGCTAAGCGAGCCTTTCAGACGCTGGACATGGACCCGGCGGTGAGCTTCTACGTCCCCCCCAACTTGACCGTCGACAGGAACATTCAGAACGCCACGAAGCCTTACCTGGCCCGCGCCGACAAGTCTAAGCTCGTTGGCCGTAAGCGCACAGCTGCCGGTCAAGGCGCTATGGCGGCTGCGTATCGGGCCCTTCCGGATGAAGGACCGTTTGCCAAGGACAAGGTGTTTGAGGTGGTGAGCTCGAAGGTTTCCCTGGACGGCGGAACACAGTACACAATGGGGAGGTTGGGTTTGGCGGTGCCTAAGCGCGGCGCGCCGGCGCCGCCGGAGCCTGTCACGAAAGCGGAAGCGGAGACAGCGATTGACAATTGTGGCATCCGCATGGCGGGCCGCATGAAGGAAGCGCTGTATGCGTACCCGCTTCTCGCCAAGCCGGGGGACCCGGCCGCCATCAAGGTGAACCCCAAGTCCAGCAATGGCTTGCCAGTGCTGGGTAAGTGGTGCACCGAGGGTGCGGCCGCCAGGGCCATGGGCCTGGCGGTCACCATCGAGAAAGAGGTGAACCGGGCTTTTCGGCTGGGCGGGCGACAGGGGGTGGAGAACTGGCTCCGGGAGAAGGAGCTTGCTGATCCCCACCTCGTTACGCTCCTTGGAAAGACGAAGGCGGATTGCTACACTGAGAGCAAGGCAGAGGCGTTGAGGCTTCGGTTCTACAACGTCTTCCCCAGGCAGGTTCTGCTGAATATGCAGAAGGCCACCCAGGTTCTGGAGGGGAACGCCACGCACATCCTGAACAGCGACTCCAACTCTGCCATTGGCATCAGCCTCGCTCATGGCGGGGCAGAGGCCTTGGTGGCTGAGTTGGAGCGGCGCTGCGAGGTCAACGGTTACGCCTACACTCATGTGGGCGATGACTCGTGGGCCATCGTGCGCTTGCTGAGTGGGCAATACGTGATGTTTGCCTTGGACTGCAGCAACTTCGACCTCACCCAGCACAACGCGGTCACGGCTGAGGTGCACGAGGCCATCTACCACCAGCTTAAGTTGGTGGATGGCCCCGCGGCGGCTTTGTGGTGGTCCTACGCGCGTCAGCGCAATGTGGTCACCCTTGGCACGCTGAACCTCACCTGGAAGCACTGCGGGCCCTCCGGTATGCCACTGCAGTCGAAGGTCAACGACATGCTGATGGAGGTGCTGCTGATGCGCACCATTGCCAGGATGCCGGACGACTGCGACGAGCAGGGGCTGGCGGGCTTGCTGGCTGAGGTGGGGCAGGGAATGGGCTTCTCCATCCGCCTGGAGCAGTACATGATGGGAGGAAGCGTGCGCGGCGTCTTGCAGCGCTCGCCATTCCTCTACATTGGATACTACTTCTGGGCTGATGAGGGGGCCCAGGTGCGGTGCTTCGCGGACGTATCACGGACGCTTTCGCAGGTGCCGTACCCCAGCGTGAGGTGGATGGAGAAGAACGCTGTGCAGCCTATGGAGGCCGTGCGCGTTGCCTCCATCTTCCTCAACCTGGGTACTCCTCCCCCGGAGCTGGAGGATGCCTTTTCGGCTTACCGACAGTTCGCAGTCGGGCTTTTGCAGGCGGCCAAGGACAGCCACCTGCGCCTCGACGAGGAGACGCTGCGGTGGGCGCTTAGAGAGACACCCTGGGGCCCCACCATCATCCCCTCCCTGGACGGCCTGTGTGCTGCCATTCAGCGCGACCCGGGTGAGCTCTGGCTCCAGTCGGAGCCGGAGCTTCCTTCGGTGTCTGAGCTGGTGGACAGCTGGGCCGACCAGGTTGAGCAGGAGGAGCAGGCGGTGGCCCGGGGGGAGCACTCGCGGCTCGAGCGCCCCGCCGGCATGACAGTGGCACCAACGTACGTGCCACGGCGGCCGGCGCCTACCCACCCTCCTACGTGGAGGAATGTGGGGCGCCCCCCTCCCACGGCAGTGTGGGGGCCCGATCGCGCGCCGCGGGAACGTGACCAGCAGGGTGCTATGCGCCCTGCTGGTAGCACCAGGATGCGCCGGAACGGTCTCGTTCCGGTCGAGAACTGGTCCAGCGACGATGACTCGGGCTACGACGACGACCGCGGTTACGAGACCGAGTGGTCCGAGTAGGGCTAGTCAGTGTCCGCGAGTGTGGTCCACCTTAGAAGAATTAGAATTCTTTAGCGGAGTCGAGGTGTGATGTGGTGTATCTTAGGAGCAGAAGGTTGCAGCAAAGCGTAGCCCCGGCAACGTAGTTAAATGCGGGGGGCCACTCGACCGGTGGTTGATCAAATGGCCAGCTACCGTGAGCTGCCGTGATGAGCGGAAATCGCCCTTAGAATGAAGCATATCCGTTCGTCCAAACAAGTACCAGAAACATGGCACCCAAGAAGCAACAGCGTTCTCGCAAGAAGAACGGTCGCATGATCGTCCGTGGCGCGCCTGCCATGCCTTCGGTTCGGCAACGCCGGCCCGTGAGCAATGAGGAGAAGCTGCTGCGGTTGATTATGGATCCGTGTGAGGCTGAGATGGCTCACGGCTATGCCCTCAGTACTGAGGGCATTGTCCAGAGGTTCACTCAGTATTACACGCCTACAGCGACCACGGAGACATCCTTCTCTTATGCGGTGTTTCCTACCTTCTACAACACCGGGGGTGTGTACCAGAATCTGGGATCGGGCACTGGCGCCATTGGCACCACTGTCACGGCCCAGCTCCCTGGTCAGACCTTCCTGGACGCCAATGCTGACACAATCAGCACGCTCGCCGCCTGCGTGGAGGTGTTGTATACTGGCACGGTTGTCAACCGCAAGGGCTACATCGCTGTAGCCCAGGGTAACACAAGTGCCATTATCGACGCGGTTAGCACAGCCACCAACACCTTTTCGGGTTTGGTGGCTCTGTCCAATGCCGCGGCTCCGATTCCCAGCTCTACCGTCGCCGTCCGGTGGTCGCCTACCGTTTCCAATTTCAATGGGAGCGCCAACGCCGCCGAGACTAGCGCGATTACGAGCACCAACGGAGTTTTGGTGACGGCGGTGGGAGTCAACCCCAGCGACTTTGTCGTCAGGGTGACCATTGTGTACGAGTACACGCCGAAGATTGGCCTTGGCCAGCCTCTCGCGCGTGTATCTCGCACCACCCCGCCGGGCGTTGGCGAGCGGATTACGTCAGCACTGGACCGGTACGGACACTGGTGGCACAATGTGGGTATGGCCGCGGCAGCGGCGTCCCGCATGGGCAACCAGGTCTTTTACGGGGCTGGGCAGGTGGCTGGCTTTGCCCGTGGCGTGATACGCACGGGCCGGGCCGCCACCACACTCCTGGCTCTGGCCGGTTGAGAAGGTGACTGGGTGGATCTGCGGTGGTTGATGGTTGAAAATATATACACCATCCAACTATAGCAGGTTCTCCTTGTCGCCGGGGTGCCTTATCAAACATGAGGTTGTTTGACCCAATACACGG